CAAGCGCAGCGGCTAAAAATGATCGACCCCATGAGGCTGCTAGGGCTTTGGCTTGTTCCATTTGGTTTTCTCCTTCTTTGGTTTATCTGCCGTTTTTGGCATTTCAACACTAGGAAATTCTCCCTTGTAAGGCGTGAATTTAGGAATACCAAAACCTACAATTTCCTTGCCTTCACCAAATCCCCGGACTTTGATCATCACCATTCCACCATTGCGCTGGTCGCCCGTGCCGCTGGTGTTGCCTTCGATCGTCAAACATGTCTTGTTGTCAATTAATCCAACAACAATTCCAATGTGAGAAATGCGATCAACACCGTCATGTGGAAAATCCATGAATGCTAAATATCCCAATTGAGGAATGTTCGACCAGCGGTTTATTTCCTTAAATTTATGGGCGCCAACTGCAGTGCTGACGACTGAATGAATTTTGACGCCAGCCTGATCTGCGCACCAATTGACGAAAGAACCGCACCAGGGCAAACCGTCAGCCTTAGTAAATTTGCCATATTTGGTCAGGTTGTCGCCTTCTTCGACGGTGCCAACTTCTGCGGCTGCAATTTCGATCAAGCGCGCATTTGTGCCCTGTGGAAAATTCATGAAAGTAGCAACGCCGCGTCTTCAGCCGTAATCCCCAAACGTTCAAGCAATGCTGCTTTTGCTAAGGCTTTGGCTTCGGCTTGTGCTTTTGCTTCAGCTGCGGCCACTGCTCTGGCTTCAATTTCAGCAATTTCTTCTGGCGTTGCGTCACGAATTACGTCATCAATCTGGATTTTGTATGTCATTTTTTCTCCTTATGAGTTCTGGTAGCCGTAGACGCGAATTGTTCCACCCGTCACCGTGCCTGTATCTACGGTTAATGTAAATGCCGTGTACTGCGTTGAATTGTCCAAGTATCCGTTGTAATGTGCTTGAACCCCGCTTGTGTTAGGTTGGATCATGTCTGAAGTGAAAACTGTTCTTTTTGCTAAATTTGGACTTTGAATATGGCAATGTGCGCTTTCGGAATCTGTACTTCCATAACCCATTGTGAAATATGTGCCATTGCTTGACCCAAATCCATTGACTGTACTATTCCAGCCCATGTACACGCCTGACCAGTAATACCCAGTTGCAGTTGCGCCCAAAGTCAATCGCAAATTGTTATTGCCCGTACCCGCGCCGCCTGCAACGGTAATCAAATAATTGTCGTAAGTTGCGCTAAACGCGTCACTAACTGTTATTGAAGATACGGCTGAACCGATTGTCTGTGATTTAATAAATGTTAAGCCACCAGTGCTGGCTGGTGTTGCCCATTTCATGCCAGTTGCAGCGGTCGAATCAGCCGTTAAAACTTGATTGTTTGTACCAATCGCCAAACGACTGACGGTATCAGCTGCGGTTGCAGCAATTAAGTCGCCCTTTGCGTCAACAATAGATTTTGCTATGGCCGCGTCCGCAAGATCGTATGCCGATTTAACACTGTTTGGTGTTGCCGCAGTTGTGGTTGACGTACTTGACGTCGAATCTGTGAGTTGAACGGCGCCTTTGACCGAAGTTGTCGCGTCTTGAATTCCAACTGTAATCGCGCCGCTGGTGCCACCGCCTGTTAATGGTGATGAAGCCGTTACTGCAGTGATGTCACCGACGTCGTTTGTAATCCAGGTGAAATCCATGTCGGTGTTTGAAGCCTTAGACAAAATCTGGCCTGTCGTGCCACCAAGCAAATCAGCCATTGAAGTCGCGACGGCTTGACCGAAGGTTTCAAAATCTGCGGGCAAATCCGTTACGAGATCACTCGCCGTCGGCATTTGCCAGTTGAAGGGGGTTGTTGGGTTCGTCATGGGTTCTCCTTATTAAGTGACAATTGTTGCACGCGCCCAGTCTAGCGTTGGCGACACGCCCGACCAGGTAAAGGTGTTGGAAATTTCGTCCCATTGCAACGCCTGTAAAGAATAAGCAACTGGCGAAAGATTAAGTGAAACCGAAAGGGTGTTGTAACCCGCGCGGAATGTCCAGCCTTCAACGAACCCCTGGAAGATCGACCCCATGTTGGAAGGCAGGTCGTTGATCGCAACTGGCATTCCCATGAAAACTTCAATGAGGGCGTCACGGTCTGCGTTGTCTACTTCTGGGTTTGTTAGGTCATAGGTGATTTCGCTGAAAATCGGTTGCGGGTCTTTTCTTAGCGCCAGGTAGAAATCAGCCTGGTCAGTGGCGTCGGTCGAATTGTGCAAGGTTGTGGTGATGATTTGCGAAAGTGTGCCGTAAGCAAGAATTGACGTTGCGTCGCTGGCACTGACTTCTGCGCTGCTGGTTGCTCCGTATTTTATGGTGAGGTTGTTTCGCACGTCGCCCGCACGGGTTTCTGTGCGCAAACCAGCTGCACGCGCCTGGTTGGCAGTTATTTGGACGTATCCATTTACCGATAGATACTGGCTGCGGTGAGTAGCGTCGGCGTAGGAAATGCGTCCTTGCGCGTCCTCATAAATGTACCCAAGCCCTGATGTCGCTAAGGCTGAAACCAATGAATAAACGTCTGTGCGCTCGCTTGACCGTGCCGCCAATTCATAATCACCAGGCTGGTCAATTTCACCCAAACCGATATTTCCCGCAGTTGCCCAGGTTGCCGTTGGGCTTTCCGTCGCCCAAGTTAACGCCCCTGGCACTTCAGCCCAAGTTTGAAGTAGCAAATCTGAAAGTATTGTGTAAATCTGATTTCCGTCAAAATCTTTAGAAAGAACGCCATTGGTCAACGCCTTAGGCAAACGCGCCAATGCCCCCAGCGCCGTGATCGAATAAGTCTGGGTAAACATGGTCGAACCCACGTCACGGACTTCCAAACCAATATCCACAACATTTCCACCAAAAATGGGCACGAACGTATTTGACGTGTCTTTGACCCGAATTGAAATGGTCGAATTGATGTTGACTGGGATTGTCGCCTGGTTAACGTCGATCAATTGAATGTTTGTGTAGCCTGCCTGCGCCTGCTCATAAATGTTTGTGCGTCCACTTTCAATGGTCAGGTTTGCCAAAACCGCTGAAGTGTATTCAACGCCGTCAATTTCAACTTCCCAAACGGGCGTCCATTGGGTCATGCGACTAGATTCCCTGCGCCACCTGTGCCGCGATAATAGGAATTGTTCAAGGTGTCAACGATTGTTCTGGCCGTACCTTCCTTGTCGATTGCGCCTGAAACGTTGACGTTGATTGTCGTTCCTGACGCGGCCATGATTCCCGCAACGCTGGTTGTGCTAACCCCTGAAGTTCCTGAAGCGCCCAGACCAGTGATTTTGGCTGCAGTTGTTGCGGCGGTTTTAGCTGCGGTTGCCACGCCACCGCCACCGCTGGAAACTGCGCCACCAGTGGAAGGTGCTGAAATCGAAGGAATTGAAGGAACCGAAGTTGTGACCGTTGGCGTCTTGATTGAAGGCACACTGACGTTAGGTGTCGAAATCTTTGAAACGTTTGGCAGAAATGGAATTGCGTTATACGCAGAAATAAGTGCATTGATTCCAGCAACGGCACCTGAGATCAAACCATTCAAAATCTTAACTACGCCAGCAATAACGTCAATGACGCCGCCTGCGATCTTGCCAGCGACCTGCAACGCTCCACCAAGAACCGTGCCAATGACCGGGGCTAGGTAGGTTGCAACGTAACTGCCAAACACTTTGAAAGTTTCTAGGTTGTCGCCGATTGCGTCTTTAACATAATTAAATGCCTTGACCAGCCCATTGATAATCGGCGTGAAAACATTCACGATTGTGTTTCCAAGATTTGTGATGATCGCACTAAGGCCAGCACCTTTTGAACCAAAACCTTCAGACAATGCGTTGATAATTGGCAATGCGTTGTCATTTATAAATCGAATAACCTTTTCTAAAACTGGCAATAATGCAAAACCAATTGTTTCCTTTGCTTCGTCGAAGGCGACGTTTAAGCGGTCAATTCTTCCTTGAAACGTGTTCGCTTCCTGTGCTGCGAAACCAGCAAAAGAACCGCGAAGACTTTCATACACTTTGTTAAAATCTTTTGTTTTCAGAATTGATTGGTCTATGCCTAGACCCAATTTGCCCAGGGCATTTGTATTGCCGTCGTAGGCTTTACCTAATGAATTCGCGATTGCTTCTAATGGCTTACCCGTTGCCGAACTAATATCCAGCGCCAAACCCAGCAACTTCTGCGCTTCTTCTGTGTCTTTGGTCGATCTAACTAAACGGGATAAGGCTGGGCGCAGTTGGTCGTCAGTAACGCCTGTGGCCAGCGCGGTTTCAGTTATGTAATCTTCAACGGCAGCGATTTGGGCTTTCGTTGCTTTAGTTGTATTTTCTAAGGTTAACGCAAGAATGCGTTGTGCTTTTTCATCTTCCAGCGCGGCTTTTACACCGTCCACCCCAATTTTGATTGCGTAGGCACCAGCGGCCGCAGCTGCGGCAACGAACGCGGCGCCAATTACTTTGCCAACCTTGCCCATTTTATCGCCAAATGAATCGACGTCGGCCGACGCGGTTTTTAGCGATTTGTTGAGATTATCTACGTCACCGAGAATTGAAAGTTTAAGGGTACGACTGCCAGCCATTAGTTATACTCCTTAATGATCTTAGAAAACGATTCTTCCCATTTTTTTACAATATCGGGTTGAACGCTTCGAAGGGTTGGATAGATAAACCAACCGCGAGAACCGCGACCTTCACGACCTGACCAGACTGGAAATTGCTTATACTTGTTAGAACCAAATTCTGCCCCGCCCCAAATCTGTTGGGTTGACGCGCCACCACTTAATTTTTGCCCAGCGTAGCCAAATGAAATTTCACCAATTTTTGAAGACTTTGAAACCTTTGAACCGTCAGCAACGCGATTGTCCTGAAGATTACGGGTACGGCTTGACGCAGCGGCTTGAATCTTGCCCTGCACCCAGGTGGCCAGTTCGCTAGTCGCCTGCTTAGCCTGGTTGGTTGCTTCTTCGTCCATTGCTTTGAAAGAACGGACAATGGCACGCAACTCATTCTTGTCATAACTGATTGCGTCAGCTGCCATTTGCCCGTCCTTCCAGAATTTCAAGCACTGTCAAAATGTCCTCAGCCGTTTCAAATTGTTCTTTCGGTAAGTTGGTTGCTAAGGCCAACTCCCAAACAATTCGGTTTA